GGTGTTGGCGGCAGCTGCTGCGGTGGCTGCGTTGTCGGCCGTCGTCTGGGCGGCTGCTGCTGCCGTGGCTGCGTTGTCGGCCGTCGTCTGGGCTGCGGAAGCTGCCGCAGCGGCGGCGGCTGCGGCGGCGGCTGCTGCGTCGGCGTCTGCCTGGGCGGCATCGGCCGCTGCCTGAGCGGCTTCCGCCTCTGCTTTGGCAGCTGCTGCGATGGCCTGCATGACGGTGGAACGGGCGGTATAGTAGGCGCCGATATCGGCGTAGTCGTTTCCGATGGTGATGTTCTCCGGAGAGGCGGCCGTGTACTTGTTCAGGGCTGCGATGGCGGCCGTGTAGGCGGCGGTGTAGGTCGTGGACGATACGCTGTAGCGGGTGCACTGGTTGATGACATCCTGGTACTCTCCCTGGATGTCGGTCTTCTGCTGGCGCAGTGCTTCCTTCTCCAGGGGCGAGATGACCTGGTCGCTGGCCCATCCGTTCAGGCGGGTGTTGGCGGCAGCTGCTGCGCTGGCCGCGTTGTCGGCTGCGGTCTGGGCAGTGGAAGCTGCGGAGGCGGCAGCGTCGGCGGAGGCTTGGGCGGCATCGGCTGCGGCCTGGGCAGCGGAAGCGGCGGAGGCTGCGTTGTTGGCCGTCGTCTGGGCGGCGTCGGCAGCTGCCTGGGCGTCGGTGGCCACCTTCTTCGCGGCCGTGGCGATAGCCTTGGAGAGCGCGGTCCTGGCAGTGTAGTAGGCGCCGATATCGGCGTAATCCGCCTCGATGGTGATGTTCTCCGGAGAGGCGGCCGTGTACTTGTTCAGCGCAGCCAGGGCGGCGTTGTAGGCTGCTTCGTAGGCTGTGGTGCTCACGCCGTAGGTGGTGGCCTGTGCGACGAAGTCGGTGTACTCCTCCATGATGTCCGCCTTCTGCTGGCGGATGGCCTCCTTCTCCACCGGCGATATCGAGCCGTTGCTGGCCCATCCGTTCAGGCGGGTGTTGGCGGCGTCTGCGTCATCCTGGGCGGCATCGGCGGCGGTCTGCGCAGCTGCTGCTGCGGCCGCTGCTGCGTCGGCGTTTGCCTGGGCTGCATTGGCGGCTGCCTGCGCGGCGTTGGCGGCCACCTGGGCGGCATTAGCCAGGCCTACGGCTTGGTCGGCTGTAGCCTGTGCGGCATCGGCCGACGCCTGGGCGTCGGTGGCCACCTTCTTTGCGGCCGTGGCGATGGCCTGGGCGATGGTAGTCCGTGCGGTGAAATAGGCGGCGATATCGTCGTAGTCGGAGTCGATGGTGATGTTTTCCGGAGATGCGGCGGTGTATTTGTTCAGCGCGGCGATAGCGGCCGTGTAGGCGGCCGTGTAGGCCGTGGTGCTCACACCATAGATGGTGGCCTGGTTGATGTATTCGCCGTACTCCTGGATGATGTCGGCCTTCTGCTGCCGGAGCGCTTCCTTCTCCACGGGGGAGATGGATCCGTCAGATGCCCAGCCGTTCAGGCGGTTGTTTGCAGCTGCTGCTGCCGTGGCTGCGTTATCGGCTGCCGTCTGCGCTGCTGCCGCTGCCGTCTGTGCATCGTCGGCCGTCTGCTGGGCGGCCTCTGCTGCGGACTTTGCGGCGTTGGCCACGGTGTCGTCCGTGTACTTGGATGCCTTGGTCCAGTGGGCGGCAGAGAAGGACACGCCGGAGACCTTGGCGGTGATGCACACCAGCGTCTCGTTGGTGTAGTCCCCCACTGTGGCGTGGAGCCACATGTCGCCGGGGTCGTAGGCATCGGCGGCCGTAGGCTGGGAGAGGAAGGTCCGGCGCTTCCCGTCGGCGGTGTCCTGCGCGCGGGCAGCTGCTGCCAGGGCCTTGGCCAGGGCGCTGTCTTCGATGTATTTCCAGAAGTATTTGTTGTCGCCGTACTGGAACCGGTAAGCGTAGCCGGTAAGGTTGTCGTAGTACAGATCCCCCAGGTGGCGCTTTTTCAGTTCGTCGGTGATCCAGTCGGAGGCGGGCGGGCTCACCAGGGAGGGAGCGCCGTCCATGAACCACGTCTCGATGGTGTTGTCGATGACGTCCTGCATCTCCTCCAGCTGGCCTTCGATGGCCTCCTGGAAGCCCGTCAGCTCTGCGAGCACCTCGGCCTTGGCCTGCTCGATGCGCTCCTTCACGGCGGCGGTGATGTTGTCGTTCACCTGCTTCTCCGCGTCGTAGTAGGCCGTCAGGAGGTCGGCCATGCGCTGCCGGTCGAAGCCATCGAAGTCGGTGGTGCGGTCGTTCAGGCCCACCTCACGCAGATACTCCCGGAGCGCCAGGTAGGCGGCATCCAGGGCGGAGAGGCCGATGGACTTGTAGGTGTACTCCGCGCCGTTGAAGGTGTACTCCACGCCGTTGTAGCTAAACAGTACACGCCCGCCGAGGCTGGCGTACTGGTCGTAAAGGTTCCGGGTCTTGAAGTAGGAGCCCTTGTTTCCGGTTCGGTCCAGATCCTCGCGGCCGTTGATGGTGATCCACTCCGTCCGGATGACCTTCTTCTCGGTGATGTCCAGGACGGTGTCGGAGTTGATGCGCTTCAGCTGGAGCTCTATCCGTTCCGCCTGAAGGGCGGCTGCATCGGCGGTGTACTGGGCGTTGGCGGCATCGGTCTCCGCCTTCACAGCTTTGGCCCAGGCGTCGCTGATCTGCTGGGCCACCTCTTCCCACTCTTCCAGGTTATCCAGGCCCTGGCCGCCGGTGATGTGTATCTCTCCGGAGAAGTAGCCGTTCTCGGTCCAGATTCCCACCTTGCCGTCCTTCACGCCCACGACCGTCACCAGCTTGTTGTCCAGGTTGTAGGAACTGATGCCGGCATACCACTCGTCCCGATTCTCGCCGATGGTGGTTGAGATCTTCACGTTCTGGCGCTGGACGTCGTAGCGGTTGCCCACGGTGATGACCTTGTCACCCACGGCGGGGGCTCCGCTCGTGGGGTCGCAGTCGGTCTTGGAGAGCACAATGTAATCTTCGCCCACCTCTGTCACCAGACGCCAGAAGTAGTTGTCGGTGGTGGTGCCTATATCATAGCGTCGGCCCATGGCCTGGTCGTTCACATGGAAAAGAACAGGCTCGGAGCCGTGGTTGGTGTCGAAGTAGCACTTGTACCCACGCGGAAGGTCTTCCACGGCGATGATCTCGCCGCCGGCCGGGGATTGTATGCTGGTACCACCGGTGAAGTCCATCTGCTGGATGGTGAGGACCACCTTCGGGCTCAATTTGTCCTCGATGACCTTGACGCGGGTGTCCAGCCCTTCGGCCAGAGTCTTGGCCGGTTGGATGAGCCCCAGCAGGGTGTCAATCTGTTCGCCGGTATAGACACTCCGGTATAGTACGATGTTATGCGGGTCGATCTGCATCTTATTCTTCCTCCTTTACAAATAAGAGTTTACCGTCGGCCAGCAGGAAGTACTGGCCGTCTTCGGTGATGAAGTTGGACACCCAGTCGCGGATGGTGGCGGCCGGAGCGGAGCGCACGAACTCGGCCTGGACTTGGGTGCCCTTCATGGGAGCGATGGAGACGATGGCCACCAGCCCCAGCAGCTTCACCGTCACCTTGGCGACGTTCTCCGGCTGCGTGCTCACGGTCTGGGCTACGGTGTCGCGGCCCGCTTCCACCTTGTGGCGCAGGAACTCGGCCACCAGCTTGGCGACCTGTCCTATAAACGTGGTCCTGGTCTTGTGCATGGCGCGGGCTTATATGATGGTGACGCCCGTGTCGGTGGTTCTTACCTCATCGCGGGTGCCGTCCGGGAAGGCGATATCCGGGACGGAGGTCTCGGTCTTCAGGAATACGTCACCCCTGGCCAGGGTCCCGGTGGCCACCGGGATGATATAGTTGTCCTGGTCCAGTGGGGTGAGCTGGTCCTTGGTGTATGCTATCTCGGTGTCCTTGACCTTGATGGTGCAGGTGAGGTCTACGTTCTGGTCCGTCACATGGATACCGTCGCCCAGGTTGGTGATGTGTACTCTTAAACGGAAGTCGGAGCCCTTTTCTACGGGTTCCCTTTTTGTGCAGGTTGCCATTGTATCGTTGTGTTAAATGTTATCCATTTCGTCATTATCTGCGTAGCGCCAGGAGAACACCACGTCGTACACGCCGGAGCGGCGGGCGATGGCTACGGACGGGGAGTCGATGATGATCCGGCGCCAGATGCCCATGGCCTTGTCAAAATGGTAGGCCATATTGGAGAGCATGTGGGCGGAGAGGGCCTTGGCGGTCTGGTAGGTGACGGGGCCGCTGTTTTGCTCGTGCAAGTCGGCGCTGTGGCCGGACACCTTCTCGAAGCCGGAGCTGTGCTGGAGTACCTCAATGTCGAACTCCGGGATGTCGCGCAGGACCCCGGACATGGGGATGTTCTCGTAGATGCCGGCGCGGTTCAGGAAGGCATACTGCTCCATGTCTTCCTGCGTGGGGATGTATATCGGGGAGCGGGCCACGAAGTTCAGCGCGCCGACGGACCATAGGCGCTCCAGGTAGAACGGCTCCCCGGGCGTGTACGGCAGCCCGGAGAGCTCCAGGAGACAGGACACGATGTTGGCATCCTGCGGTCCTGCGATGGCCTTGGTTATGATGGTCTCCTTCTTCGTGGCCGATATGAAGTCTATCTGGAAGAAGGACGTGGAGCTTTCTCCGTGGGAGGGATCGAAGGCGGCGAAGGGCAGCAGGAAGTTCCCGGGGACCCGTATTTCGTCTGCCTCCGGCTTATACTCGTAACCGGTTGCCACGCGGGAGGGGAAGAAGCTGAAGGGATAGGCCCGGAAGCCCCAGGAGCGGGTGACGCCCACAGCCGATACAGTCACCTGGAGGTAGATGGACGATGCCGTCTCCACGCGGACGGAGTCGATGCCGGTGATGATGGCGTCTTCGTCTTCATTGAGGCCGGGAACCGGCAGGTATGTCTTCTCCCGTACCAGGTCGCGCAGGTCCAGATGCAGCTCCCCGGCCGTGTCGCCGTAGTACTTATCGGACACCAGCGTCAGGCCGTCGCCGGTGATGGTGACGGAGACCGGCGCGGCGGTAGGTATCTGGTCGATGACCAGGTCGGCCAGGTCCTCCAGGCCGGCAGCTGCCGGGGTGGAACGCTGGGTGATTTCTGAAATGTAGGTCTTTTTCATTACTCTGTGTTTTGTAGTTTACCGACAAAGTATTCCGTATAGTTGTGGGTGTAATCCCGGGAGCTCCGCCGCCGGAAGCTGCTTTTGTAGAAGGTGTATTTGAGCCACCGGTTGCGGAACTTCGCCACCTCGCCCACCTTGGTCGGCGGGTAGAGCGGCGCGTCGGCCATGGTGTAATCGGCGAGGCCGTCGGTCTCGAAGACCTCCTTCCCGTGTCTGTGGTTTCCTTCGTTGTAGATGGTGCGGGTGCTTACGATGCCCCACACCAGGTTGTCGTTGAACAGGATCTGCGGGATGGGCGTGGTGTCGTCGTAGGCCGGGAGCACCTGGAGCGTAGCGTCACAGGCGGACACGCCGCCAGCCGAGATGGAGTACTTCAGCGATTTGATGAGCACCAGGGCACCGTTCAGGAGCTTGGGGGTGAACATGTCCATCCGGCCCAGCACGTTCAGCGGTATCTTCAGGGAGCACTGGAGCTCCGGAGCGCCGTCCGCCAGGAGGGTCCAGTAGTGCAGGAAGTACCGCTGTACGATACCCTCCGGGGTGAGCGGACCGGGAAGGGTGGAGCCTGCCGGAACGGTGCCGTACATGTGGTCGGTGGTGGTGCCTACGCAGTGGGTCACGCCGCTGGCGTCGATGAAATAGTTCGCATAGCAGACCATGATGGGAAGGTCTGCCGCCCGCTCTTTGCCGGTTACATCCAGGATCCGGTGGTCGCGCTCTCCCAGGTATGGCATGTACAGGTGAAGGCTGGAGTGGTAAATCATGGGGACGAAGCTGTCGTCCGGCGCCAGCTCTTCCTCTTCCATGCCCAGGTTCCTGGAGAAGGCGATGGCCTCCGAGCCCACCAGCTTGGGTTCGCTCTCATCCGTTTCCTTGTAGTAGTATTTACCCAGGGAGGAGACGCGGAAGAGTCCGGCGCCTTGGATGCTGGAGCTCTGATCCACGTCTGCGGTGGCGGGATAGGCTTCCCGGAGATCCTCCAGGGAGTCGGCGGCAGGAGTCGCACCGTCGATATCGGCGCTCTGCTCGTAGTGCAGGGTGCGCGGCTCCGGGTAGGACACAGACGGCTTATCCTGGGCGTAGACAGACAGGTCCTCGTCGTAGCCTGCGGCGATGACATCCCGGAGCAGGCGGACGGAGACGGACTTATCCCTGACGGTGACGAAGGCCCCGAACTTATCCCGGAGCCAGGAGATGAGATCGCCCATGGTGATGTTCGGGACGAGGATGTCTCCGCGGATATAGAAGGAGTTCTCGTTGGTACCGGGCGTTGGGTCTCCAATGAAGGGATGGCCCTCTGACAGCAGCGCGTCCGCGCAGCGGTTCAGGACCACGATGTGGCGGAGCTCCGGGTCGGTGGCGAAGACGTTCTCGGTGATGTTGTACCCGCAGTACTGGAACGCCATCCGGATGACCGCCCAGAGGTAGAAGAAGGGCGTGATGCCGTAGCCGGTCGGGCACATGGACGTGGTGTCTCCAATCTTCACCTGGCGCCGGGTGGTGAACTTGCCGTTGCGCTCCGGCTGGTTCATGACGAAGACCGTCACCACCCCCTCGTTCTCTTCCTTATCGGTGGCCACCGGGAAGAAGGTGAAGGGGCTGGAGGTGCCCAGGCTCCGGTCGTGATAGTATTCCCACGGCGCGTGACCCACGTCCATCTGGTACTCCTTGAACAGGTCCGGCAGCTTCTTCTCCTGAAGGTCGGCGTACATCTCCGACTCCTGGAGTGCCACGGTGGCGTCGATGCCTTCCTTCCTGGAGCCTCCGGACACGATGATACTGCACGGCCGGGAGTAGGTGGAGTGCGAGATGGTGCCCTTGAAGATACGAGGATAGCGGCGGGCCCGGTTGGGGTTCTCGGGGTTCCCCAGCTGCTGGCGGTTGGTTGCGATGGCGGGCAGGGTGAGCGGCGCGGATGCCGTCCCCTCGTCGGAGAAGAAGGGGTGGTTGGCCGTTATCTCCAGCCGGAAGTCATCGGGAAGCAGGAGCTCGCCCGTTTCGGTTGTCAGTCTCATCCGTTCTTACTCCTTAATGATGTGAATTTCTTGGACAGCTCCAGCCGTGCCTTCGTCGCCTCGTAGTCAGAGACGGCAAGGATGGCCGGGATAGGGGTCTTGCGGATGTCCAGAAGGACGTCCAGGATGTCGGACAGGAACTGGATCATGTCGGCGTTGTCCGTCTCCTGGTTCCCGCTTTCTGACGTGAAGCCGCCCTCTGCGAAGCCGGCCGAGCCGAAGAGCTGCCGGCCGCCGATGCGGGCGCGGCGCTTCTGCTCGATGCGGGCCACGTCACGGGCCACCTCCGGGTCGCGGAGCTCCGGAGCGGCTACCACGTACTCTCCGCGGTGCACCACACCGGCCACCTGGTGCCTCCCGCCCTTTCCGGTGAAGCCGCCCTCGGAGAACCCCACGACGGAGGACTCCCCGGAGCTGGCGGATGCAGCGCCGGGGGCCGCGTTCTGGATGGCGTTCCGCTGGGCCACGATGGTGGCCACCTGCGCTGCTGTTGTGGCGGCAATGATGCCGGCCATGATGCCGCCGGCTATGGGACCCAGATCAAACAAGGCCTTGATGGCTGCCCCGGCGCCGTCGGCGATGGTCTTGGCGATATTGATGGCCATGTCCACGTCGGCGTACTTCTTCTGGATCTCCAGTTTCTTGGCCTCCGCCTCTTCCTCGATGCGGGTCTGTTCGTCGGCATTGTCACCGGCCAGGGCCAGCTCCTTCTCCTTCCAGGCGTCCACCTGGGCGAACTCCGCCTCCTGCATGGAGGAGGACAGCTGGGCCATCTGGTTGAGCATACTGGAGGCCACGGAGAAGGCGTTATCCCACGCTTCCAGCTCTATCTGGGCGATCTCCTTGGCGTGCTCCTCGTGCAGGGCTTTCTTGCGGGCCAGGAACTCCTCCTCGGAGACGAGCATGAGTTCGTGCTTCTCCGTGAGGGTGGCCAGCTCCGTGTCGTAGTTGGTGTCGGCCTGCTGGCGGCGGGCGCCGCGGCTCTTCTTGTCTGCCGTCAGCTCATCCTCGGCCAGCTCGACCAGGCGCTTGACGGGATCCAGGAGCGCCGGGTCGTCGATGGAGTCGGTCACGGAGGCGACGAGGGAGTCCAGGTAAGCGTCGATGGCGGCGTCGGTCTCCTTGGACTGGCGCTCCATCTCTGCGAGGAACTCCTCGTTCCCTTTCTCCAGGACGGCCTGGATCTTCTTCTGCTGGTTGATGCGGATGTCGGCCTGCTGGGTCTCCAGGTCCACGGTGGACTTGTGGTAGGCCTTATTGATGGCTATCTTCGCGTTGATGTGGGCCTGCTGGAGGGCCAGGGCCTTGGCGTCGTAGACGTTCTGGGTGATCTCCTGGTCGGCCAGGGACTTCTTCAGCTGAAGCAGCTGCTCCTTGTAGAGCTCCTCCTGGGCCTTGATTTGGCGGGTGTAGGGGTCCGTTGTGCTGCCGGAGGAAGCGCCACGGCCCGACCCCTTCCCGGAGAGCTGTCCGTTCAGGCGTGCGTACTTGGCATCCATGGCGGAGGGGTCGGCTGCTGCCTGTGCCTGGATGCGGCCGGCCACGGCGTCAGCGTAGGCGGCGGTGGTCGCGGCGCCATCACCAAGGTTGTACTGCTGGAGCTGGGCGTAGAAGGTCTTCACCTCGTCGGATGTGTCGGCGATTTTCTGGCGGACGCGCTCCAGCTCGTCGCAGGTGTTCTGGTAGGTCTTTTTGGAGACGAAGGCGCCGGAGGTGACCGCCGTGTTCAGGTACTCCTCCTGGCCGATCAGTTGGGCGTAGGCCTCGGCCTCTTCCGTGAGTCCTTTCTTTTTCGCTTCCAGGTAGTTGGTGATGAAGGACTCGGCGACCTCGCGGTCCAGGGCTGTCTGGATGCGGAAGTGGTCGTAGGCGGCATCCTCTTCCTGCTGGGCAATGATCAGGCGGTCATGGGCCAGCTGTAGCTCCAGGGCCTTCATGTCTTCCAGGGCTTTCTTGCGCTCCTCGATGGGGAGCGAGGTGTTCCGGAAGGTAGCCTCCAGCTCCTGCATGGTCTTCTGGGCCTGGGCCTCTTCTATCTTGTAGGAGTTGGTGAGCTCGAAAATCTCATCCTTCAGTTTGGCGGCCTCGCGGGCCAGGGCGGCCACCTCCCGGTAGGTCAGGGTGATCTCGCCACGGGAGGCGGAGATGTTCCTGACGAAGTGATGCCAGACGGCCTCGGCCGCGGCCACTTCCACCTGGATGGCGTCTCCCCACTTCTGGGTCTCGGTCTTCAGGTCTCCCCAGAGCTTCTTCCCGCCCTGTACAAGGGCATGGATGCCTTTGAGACCCAGGGACACCACGTCGAAGGTGGGGACGATCTTCCCCTTCAGCCCGGAGAAGGCCTTGCCGAAGCTGTCGGTGCCGCCTTTCAGTTCGGCCATGCGCTTCTCCACCACCTGGAGCTCCTTGTGGTACTTCTCCCACAGCTGGGGGTTGGTCTCCTTGTGGACGGCGTTCATCTCCTTCCGCAGGAGCTTGGCGCGCTGCTGGAGCTGGGTCATGCTCATGGCCTGGACACCCAGGGCCGCGGCGTACTTGTCCGACTGCTTGGTGGACTCCTTCAGGGCCTTCACGTCGGCATCGAGGGAGGCTTGCAGGCGCTTGAACTCTTCGGTGTTCTGCTTACCCTGGGCGCGCATTTCCTCCATCTTCCTGACGGTCTTGGAGATGGACTTCCGGAGGGCTTCGTTGTGCTTCTCCGTGTCGGCGAGGTTCTGCTGGTACTGGGCGGCGGTCTGCGGGTCCAGCTCTACCTCGGCGATAAATTTGACTATTTCATTTTCCAGTTTTCCCATATATCCCGGGGTTTTATTCTGGGCGAAAATAGCCCCGGAACACAAATAAAAAAAGGACAGATTTGCATCTGCCCTTTCCTGGGATAAATATGGCTATTTGACGCTGGTGATGGCGCCGTCGATGGCGCGGATCATAGCCTTGGGGATGGCCGCGTTCAGGAACCGGCGGACGCCCCCCACCAGATAGCCGTAGATGGGCCGGTTATAGATGGGCCCGTGGATCTTGCGTGCTCCGGTGCGGCTGCGTTTCATGTCCAGGAAGCGGATGTACTTGGGGTACTCCAGCTGGGCCGCGGTGCCGGTGATGGTGGCGCGGTCCTGAAGGGATGCCGACAGGCGGCCGGTGCGCCTGGTGAAGGTGCTGGCCGCCACGGCGCTCTGCTTGGCGAGCAGCGCGGTCGTCTGGACGTTGAACACGGAGCCTATCTGGTGGGTGAAGTCGTCGGTGAACATGGCACTACAAAGATACACGATTTCTTTGGTCTATCAAATGGTTGGCCAGGATTTCGGAGAGGACGGTCTGGGCTTCCGCGACATGGTCGTATATCTCCTCGATCTGGCTGTGGGCTTTCTCACCTCTGGTGCGCAGCTCCAGTTTGTCCATGGTGCTGGCCAGGGCCTTGGTCTCGCAGATGGCGTCGATGAACATGTCAGATATTTCGCGGTACTTGGCGTCTCTTGCTTCGGCGCCACAAAGGGGTTTATCCATAGCTCGGTCCTCCTATTCCCATTTTCCAAAACTGATGTATCTCTCCAGGGCGCGGTATTCCTCCTTCTCCAGGAAGAACTCGATGTGCTCCATGCCGCCCTTGGTGAAGGCGTGGTAGCAGCCCAGCTTCTCGGGAATCGGACCGAAGTCACGGAGGTCGCAGACGGCCATGTGCCGGCTGTAGGTCATCCCGTCGGATGCCACGAGGGCGTTCTTCCAGTCTTCGCGGGTTTCCACGGTCACGGTGCCGCCTTCGCGGTAGAAGTCCATGGTGGCGGCCTTATAGGCGTCGTCGCGGTCTATGTGTATGCGTTTGATGGTTCCGTTCATGGCTCGGTCCTCCTTTAGCTTGCGATGTTCATGGAAGCCTTGCGGCGGAATGAGCGCACGGAGCGCTTGACGGTGGTCTCCACGCGGAGGTTGCTGGCCATGTGGTCCATGCGGGCCTTCTCGCCGTACATGAGACGGTTCAGGGCGCGCATGAGCTCGGCTGCCTCCTTCCAGGCCTGCTGGTCGATGGGGATGGAATTGTCCGCGGCTGCGGTGCTGTAAAGGTTCAGACACATCTGGAGCTGGGCAGAGCCTTCCAGGATGTTCTCGATGGCCTCAGTGGTGGCCTTGATGCCCTTCTGGGTCGGGGCGGTTGCTTTGGTTGACATAAGCTGTAAATAAATAAAAAGCCCAGGCTCTGTCAACCACATAGCCTGGGGCGATGCTGCCAGTCCTTACGGAACACGGCGAACCTGGGCAAATTTCTCTTTTCGCCTGTCTGTATGGGGAACTGTCTCCGGAAAGAGGGCGCCCCGATATAGACCTGGATATGTAGTTGACATCGCAAAGGTAGGGATTTATTTTTATTTTGCAAAACTTTTTTCTTGTATCGCCGTAAAAACACTAAAGGCGCGCCTCCCGGCGAGCCTTCAGCCATAAAAAACCTAAAATTATGAACAAACAGATTCCGGATTGCCGGTTTCTTTATATGATGTCCACGCCCAGGATGTCGAACTCCATGGACCAGCCGTGTGAGTTCGAGAGCTCCTTGGATGACCAGACCGACAGCGTGGCGGGGAACTCCATCCACTGTATGCCACGCTGGGGGTCATCGTCATCCCGCATGTGGCGCCGGATGGCGCTGATGAGGGCGAGGGTCGTGTCTTGGTCCAGGGCGCTCCCCACCAGGTCGTAGTTGTCGGGCTGGGGCGCAGCCACGGAGAGGGCCACGTGGAAGCGGTCGTCCTTCCGGTCCACCTTGGCGGCGATGGTGGAAGTGACGCGGCTGTATTCCACGAAGAGGTAGGGGCCCCGGACGGAGCTGATGCGCTGGCGGATCATGTCGGCGTCGATGCCGAAGATGAAGTCCGTGATGCCGGGGAGCCGGTGGTCGCTCTGGGCCTGGAGCACTTCGGCCTTGAAGGCTTTGTACTCCTGGCCGCTGGAGAGCTGGAACGTGCGCGCCAGGACGTCCACGGGAACGAAGGCGGCGAAGTATTGGAAGATGTCCTTGATAAACATGGCGGGGTCAGTTTTGC